CCTATTAATCCACAGTCAAATATGTTAGACTCAAAAGGAGATTTTTCTCCGAGATATACTAAAAATAATAAGGCTTCAAATGTTTTTAAAACACCACCGACACCAATTCAAGATGTACCAGTTCCAGCAGATTTATTCTTAGATAGTAAAGGTGATTTTACTCCAGTCTTTAACGTCAATAATAAACCATCACAAACACATTTAGATGAATCTAGATTATTGAATCTACATACTGATGAAAGTTTCTTAGATAATTATTACGCAAGATTAACTAGTATTACCGATCCATTGGGTATTAGAAATGATAATATATCTAATAATATTTTTGGTGTTAACAATCA